TCAGCGGCCAGCAACACAGGCAACTATTCAGCGGCCAGCAACACGGGCTACCAATCAGAGGCCAGCAACACGGGTGACTATTCAGCGGCCAGCAACACGGGCGACCGATCAGCGGCCAGCGTATCTGGGGAACAGAGCATTGCATGTGCTCTTGGCTATAAAGCAAAAGCCATGACCCGTAACAAAAAATCATGGATTGTCATAGTCGATTGGAGACTGGATAATAACAACAACAGCTACATCAAGAAAATCTGGTCTGTCTGTCCAGGACAAAAAATCAACGGTGAGACTATTACCACAGATACTTGGTATTGGTTTGAGAATGGGTGTTTGAATTCTGAAAAAACAGAAAGAAAGGAAACGGAATGAGTGCGTTACAAGTATGCAAAGAATGTGCCGAATTCATCCCTCGGAATGCCAGAGAAAGGAGCCGTCGCGCAAAGGGCAACAATGGGGACAAGTGCAGCGAATGTGGACATGAGTTCCGCAAAGGGGAGTTGATCGAAATCATCAGTCTCGAAAACCAAAAGGAGAGTAACACATGACCGCTCAACTATTTGAAGAACACCAACCGCTCATCCAAACCATCGCACGAGGATTTGCCATCCAAAACGCACTGGACATGGAAGAAGTCGAAAGTGAATCCTATGCGATCTATGTGGACACCGTGGAATCGTACCGACCGGGGGATATCTCATTCAGAACATGGATCGCCAGGCGTGTGAAATGGGACTTGACCTCCTGGAACAGAAGAAACGCACAAAAAAAGCAGGAAGAGTTTGACTTCATCAAAGAGACCTGCTGGAGACAAGACTGGACTCACCCAAAAATAACGGAACTCACAGACGACCTCGGGAGAGACGCCAAGAAAGTCGTCGAGATGGTCCTGAAAGCTCCCCTTGAAATGCTGGAAGCCTCTCGACTGAGTGGAAACAAAAGGCGTCTTGGCACCTTCATCAAAGAGGATCTCCGAAGTCAGGGATGGTCCTGCCCCAAAATCTGGAGAGTGTGGAAGGAAATCCGCGAAGCCTTGAAGGGATGGTAAGTCAAGGGGGAATGAAATGAAAATCGAACTCACGGGAGTGAAGATCCTCTCGGACCTGAGCATGTCTGAGAAACAATCCATCATAAAAGAGTTGACCCTCAACAACCCAAAGTACCACATGCTCAAGCAAATGGGAAAGTGGACCATCGAACCGAAGACCCTATCATTCTACGAAGAACGGGGTGACACCATCATTGTCCCGCGTGAGTTTGGCTGGTATCCACAAACGGGTATTGCCGATGTTCTGGACAATCGCATTACAGCCCCCATCGACTTCCCAGATTTTCAAGGGAAACTCCGGGACTATCAGATCGATCCCTATAACGCGATTCTGTCCAACGACTCTGGTGTTGTTGTTGCCCCGGCAGGGAGTGGAAAAACCACCATCGGGCTTGCCGCCATGGCTGAACGGAAACAGAAGTCACTGGTCATAGTCAACACCCAGACTCTATTCGACCAGTGGGGGGAGAGGGCCAAAGAATTCCTCGGGATCAGGGTAGGTAGAATTGGTGGGGGAAGCTGGGACACCAACAGCCCCGTGGTAATCGCCACCATGCAGACCCTCATTTCTGACAAGAAAATGCTGGCAGATTTTGGCAAGGAAGTTGGGCTCGTAGTCAGCGACGAAGGGCACCACGCCCCCTGTGACACCATTACAGAGGTTCTGGAGTGCCTCCCTGCCAAGTACCGCATCGGGTTGACGGCTACGCCCACGCGGGGGGATGGTTTGACAGCAGTCATCCACTGGCTGCTCGGACCCATCATCTGCGAAGTGGATCGGGAGGCCGCTTCTGCCCATCTGATTCAACCGGAGCTTGTCGTCCAGGATACCGAACTCCTGGTGACCACAAGTGACCACAACAAGCTTCAGAAAAGGATTATGGAGGACGAATACCGAAATACCATGATCGTAGATGACGTGGAACGGGAAGCTGAAAGCGGGGGCAGATGTGTTGTCCTGGGCAATAGGATCAATCATCTGAAGGACCTGAGCCAACGTCTGAAAGGGAGAGGAATCACTGTGGCCCTAATTACAGGGAGCACACAACCGACAGAAAGAACAAAGCGATACCGACAGATGGAAGAAGGGAAGATCTCCACTCTGGTTGCCACCACCAAGCTTCTCGGGGAAGGTTTTGACTGCCCCACACTGAACCGCCTCTTCCTGGCAGCTCCATTTGGATCAAAACCATTGGTGGAGCAATGCGTTGGTCGGGTTATGAGACCAGATGATGGCAAAGAGGACGCTGTGGTGTATGACTACCGTGACCGTGGCGACGGAATGATTGCTGGACTCTGGTACAAACGGTGGAGCGTCTACAAGAAACTCGGGCTCGTTGTCCGAGAAGGTAGGAAAATAGCTGAAGGAAAAGCAGTGAGAGATAGAGCTCGCTGTCGAGAAAGGGACTAAAAAGATTATGGAAAAATATGGAACATACATAAAATCAAAAAGAAGACAAACAACAATGAATGGATTTGATCCTGGGGAACTACCAAGCTTCTTATACGACTTTCAAGAGAAGGTCACGCGATGGGAATTAGAGAAGGGACGCGGTGCAATTTTTGCGGACTGTGGGCTGGGTAAAACCCCCATGGCTCTCGCGTGGGCGGACAAGGTTCTGAAAAAAACGAACAAACCCATACTGTCCATCACACCACTTGCCGTATCTCACCAGACGGTTCGAGAGGGGGAGAAGTTCGGAATTGAATGTCGTGTGACAAAGACGGGCGACGTTCACGCAGGGATCAACGTCACGAACTACCACAGGCTACACTACTACAATCCAGACGATTTCGGAGGTGTAATCCTAGATGAATCTGGGATCTTGAAGAACTTCGCAGGAAAGGTACGACAACAGATCACAGAGTTTATGAACAGCACAGAATTCAGACTGCTATGTACAGCCACGCCTGCACCGAACGATCACATGGAATTAGGCACATCGTCTGAGGCGCTTGGAGAATTGCGTAGGGTAGAAATGCTTTCCATGTTCTTTATCCACGACGCGGCAAAAACACAGCAATGGAGATTGAAAAAACATGCCATTGATAAATTCTGGGAATGGATGGCAGGATGGTGCCGCGCATTTCGAAAGCCCAGCGATCTTGGATTTGACGATACAATGTTCATTCTTCCTAAGATGCACATGACCCAACACACAGTCAAATCAACACCAATGCCAGGGAATCTACTTGTAACAGAGGCCATAGGATTGAACGAGCAACGAGCCGCACGACGAGCGAGTATAGCACAACGAGTAGAGGTTGTGGCAGAACTAGCAAACAATTCAACGCGACCATTTATCGCGTGGTGTGATCTTAATGACGAAAGCACAGCTCTCGCCAAGGCTATACCTGATGCGGTGGAAGTGCGAGGTAGCCAAACGGATGATTACAAAGAACGAACGATGATAGATTTCTCCGATGGCAATATACGCGTACTTGTAACCAAGGCAAAAATCGCAGGGCATGGAATGAATTGGCAACATTGCTCCGATATGTCCTATTTCCCATCTCACAGCCATGAGGCGTTCTATCAGTCGTCACGTCGGATTTGGAGGTTTGGGCAAAAACGCGAAGTCAACTGCCACATGGTAACAAGCGAAGCAGAAACAAATGTTCTCGCTAACATGCAGAGAAAAGAGGCGATTGCTATTGAGATGTTCAAGGGACTTGTGAGACACATGAGGAAGTTCCAAGTAAACGAAACAAATCGTGCAGAATACTTAGCAAACATCAAACAGGAGATCCCATCATGGCTAAAGTAATTGATCAAGAACAAGGCGAAAATTGGGTTGCATATCAAGGGGATTGTGTACATGTGATTAAGGGGTTACCGGATGAATCAATAGGATTCTCTTTGTTTTCCCCACCATTTGCAGACCTGTATTGTTATACAGACAGTGAGTATGACATGGGAAACTGCCTTAACTACACACAATTTTTCAATGGATTTGCTTTTCTAATCAAGCAACTCCATCGTGTCGTAATGCCTGGGAGATCTGTTGCAGTTCATTGTATAGACATACCAGCTATGAAAGAACGCGATGGATACATTGGTCTGAAGGATTTCCCAGGAGACATCATCCGAGCATTCCAAAAAGAAGGATTCATTTACCATAGCCGAACAATAATATGGAAAGATCCATTGATAGAAGCCACAAGAACAAAAGCACTCGGACTAATGCATAAGCAACTATGTAAAGACTCGGCAATTTGTAGGGCAGGACTCCCAGACTACTTACTAACATTCCGCAAGAAAGGAGAGAACATATTACCAATAACACATCCAGAAGGACTAACAGAATATCATGGATCAATTGATCCCGGTGGCAAGGGAGAGAAACGTAGTCACTTCATCTGGAGGGCATATGCATCACCAGTGTGGATGGATGTAAGACAAACCCTCACACTAAACAAGAAAGCAGCTAGAGACGAGAAAGACGAAAAACATATATGCCCACTACAGCTTGATGTAATCGAACGAGCAATGATACTATGGAGTCGTAAGAATGATACATTCCTAACACCATTCTCTGGCATTGGATCAGAGGGATACGTTGCAGTCAAGAATGGGAGGCGAGCCGTATGTATAGAGTTGAAAGATAGCTATTATCAACAAACAGTCAAAAACATAAAAATGGCAATCAAGAAAAAGAAAAATACAGGATTTAACATTTAAAGCAAAGGAGATCATATGGCTAAGAAAAAGACACAGAGAAAAAGGGCACCGAAAGGAACCACATTCATGATCCACAGGGTCCAGAAAAAGGTCAAGGACCGATTCAAGGCAGCCTGTGCCGTGGAGGGGAAGTCCATGTACAAGGTTGTCACGGATTTCTTCGTGACCCATGCTGAGGAAATCCTTGGCCAGAAGTAGCAATCCCCAGGCATCTCATCGGGGGAAGACCGACCAATAATGGTTGGAAAAAGTGCATTGGCACTTGACAACACAAAAGGAGCATATTATAATAACAAAAAGGGAACATTATGAAACAAGAGGATAGAAGGCGGGACAAAGAGATCAGAGTCAAAGTAAATAACAGTGAGTTTGACCTGATAACACGAAGGGCAGAACAAATAGGACTCGAAAGGAGTACCTATCTGCGAATGCTTGCCATGAAAGAGGCAAAGGAGGATGGGGAAGAACAAAAATCATCCCATCCCACAACAATTAGACCAAAAATAAAAAGTTTCAAAACCCAAACAAAGCCACTTGACTAAAGGCCGAAAACGTGAAACTTGAAATGATCCCATTTGTTGCTGTACCAACTATAGCAATACTGGACAAGGAAGTGTCGAATACTGAAGCGTGTCTATTGGGATTTCTGATAACCCTATCAAAAAAATCAGGGTATTGCTGGGCCACCAACGGGGGGTTGGCTGAAGCAATGGAAACAAAACCACGACGGATATCGGAGTGGCTGAGAAGCCTACGAAACCGTGGGTATATCACCATGGAAATAGACCCTGAAAATGAGTATAGGAGAAGGATACACATTGCGGATAAATGTGACCCAGTACCCACGCGGAAAAGCGCCACCCCCCCACGCGGAAAAGCGCCACCCCCCCACGCGGAAAAGCGCGTACAACCCACGCGGAAAAGCGCCACCCCCCCTTACATATATGATGAAATAAAGAAAAGAAAGGTAGAAACTACGCGTTCGTCCAGAGGCTTTTTTGATCTACCAGAAAACACACCCACAAAAAACAAGCCTGATTTCGACAAACTGGCGGCTGAATTGGTGGCCGAAATGCGGGAGTGGTGGAAGACGATTAAATCCCGAGATCCATCTACTTCCAGAGCAAAGAAGAATGTGGCCAAGTTACTGAAGAGTGGCCTCCCCCCAATGGATATCAAAATAGCGGCTGACCACTACCTCCGTCTCAAGAAAGCAGAATCGGCTGATGCAGGAGAAGAGGATCCTGATGGCCAATATGTCAAAGGAATGGGCAATTTCTTCGGTCGTGATGGGTATTGGGAAGATTTTACGAAGGAGAATTTTGACGATGATATGCTCAACACGAAGGAGCCCCAACTGTGACAGACCAGAATGAACTCCAAATCTATGCCTCAATCCTGTGGGATCCGGAGGATTTGATTGAGGTCCGGTGCTTTCCGCTGAAAGGTGTGGAAGATCTATTCCCAAAATCCTTCTGGATGTTTGCTGAAGACCTACCAGACATCCAACGCAAGCTAACCAAGATGAACGTAAAGGGTTACAATATATTCGCTGGGGTCTTGCCTCGGGAGAAGGACGGGAGCAGCACTGATGACGAATGCCTACCTGGACGTGTGGTCTGGTGTGATTTCGACCATATCAAATATCTGGAAGCCAAGAGAATGGCCCATGGCATCAATCTGCCTCCCCCGTCCTTGGTGGTGGATTCTGGCCATGGCACCCACTTCTACTGGCGTCTCACCGAGAAAGTCAATCCCTGGTCCCTCAAGCAGATCGTCTATGATGTGGCTGTGGCTCTCGAAAAGAACAATCTGGACGATGAGCGGGAGGAAGAACTGTTCGACAAATCAGTCCGGAACCCATCCAGAGTACTCCGACTTCCCGGATATATGAACCAGAAGGAACCTGTGGCAGAATGCCGGATCGTCAAGCATAACGAAAATCGCGTCTATACCATGGATGAACTCCGTGCTACAGTGCCGCTGGAAGCCCTTCCAGACGCCACCACGACGTTTCGATTGGATTTAGGTGGTAAGATACCACGGGGTCGTGCGGAGGCCTTAAAACAAGCTTCTGCCTATGTCGAGACAATTGCCACTAAGGAAGGCAACCGGAACAATGCCGCATATAGGGTTGCTTGCCTCGCTCTCGTCGATTTTGACCTCTCAGAGAATGAGGCTGCGCATGTCCTTGTGGCCTGGAATAAATCCTGTTGCTCTCCTGCCCTCTCTGAATCAGAACTTGTAACATGTCTTAACAGTGCAACAAAATATGCCAGTGGAGAGAAAGGTTCCAAAGTCCGGGAGGAGGAAGAAAATCAGGAGGGGGAAAGACGGGAAAGGCGAAAGAAGCGAAAGCAGGAGGAGGACCCAGAAGAGGACGATGATGAGGACCACGACGACCAAGACGATGTGATTGAGGACATCCGCAAGGAGTTGGATGGCACCAAAAGGCTTGTCAGGCTCCCGTGGGACGGGCTGAGAGAATCCGTCCCCATGCTGATGCCAGGGAAGCTTGTGGCCATAAGTGGCCTCCCCGGGACCAGCAAGAGCTATCTATCCCTCCATCTGTGCCAAGCGACAGCAAATGCCCAACTCCAATGGGCATACCTACCTATGGAAGATACCCGAGCCTATCACATTCGAAGGATGGTGGCCCTAGTTTCAGCCGAATGGAAAATAGCACAGCATTTTGACAGACTCTCCGGACGGAAGAGGCACAAGATTCTTGAACGCATCCAGGCTGAATATGGGGATCTCATCACAGAATGGGGGAGCGGGATTCATCGGAATCCCACCATCAAGGGGAAGAAGGTTAAGGCTGTTCATGCTGATGATGTCCTGGAATGGGCAGAGGACCGAAGTGACGAAGGGTGTAGATTGATTGTCATCGACCCTCTGGCCCAGATTGATTTCGAAGGGAAAGAGGAATGGCGAGCTCAGGCATCCTTCGTGAGATCACTGATTGGGATTGCCAACTGCTCCTACAGCACCATCGTCCTTGTGGTTCATAAAGCCAAGACAGCTTCCAAAGACGGGAGTGTCTATTCTATGGAAGGCTCTAAAAGGATAGGGGATCTGTCCTTCGCTGCCCTGACAGTGGACTTCAATTTCAAAGAAGTACGGGTGATGAACAAGGAGGATGAAGAGGAAGAGATGACCCCAAACCGGATTATCACGATTGACAAATGCCGAGATGGAACGGCCACAGGGGCAAAAATTGCTTTTCAGTTCGGAGAAATGGGACCCAGCTATAGGGAAATGGGAAGAATTATCACAGGTCCGAAGATAAAAACTTTCCTAAAAAAAGAGAAATAACCTTGAGAATGACCTCAGATATTTCGATATACATATAGAAGGGACACTACGGTCACTTATCAAATTGTACTGGCTGGAACGAGGAGAACAGATCAAGAAGCTTGAGGGCATAATTTCGCCTACGCAGCCAGAGAAGCTGATTAAGCTCATCGAGGAAGATCATCCCGAAACGAACAAGAAGGTTAATGTGGCCTTGGCTAAGATGAAGGAGAAAGATGAAGACGAGACAGAGGATCGTGCTGCAGGGGATGGGAAGGGCTGCGAGGGACGGGAAGATACGCAGGGGACTTCATCTGTCAACTCGGACAGAGCAGGGCGTGACTCAGTTACACAGGTGGGAGAAGATACAGAGTCTCTATCGCCACCTCGATAGGTATCGAAAGATTACTACGGCATCAAGTTGAGACACGAAGGCTACATCTGCGCGGATGAACGGGTTGTGTTTCTTCGCGTTCAATGGGACGATGAGATCGTGAAGGGGAAGTAATGCTTGACAAGATGACACCAATAAAAGCGGCGGGGAAAATATACGCGATCTTTAACAACGACACATATGAGGTTTGTGTGGGCGATTTTGCAATAATGAGAGATCGTGACATTGCAGACGTTGCTAGGATTACTACCCAATGCGTCAAAGACGAGGCGCGGGAGTTGGTGACGGCGGTGGATCTCTACCAGAAGGCTGAGTTATCACTCAGGGGGTTGCGAGCCGCTCTCGCCGACTGGAAGAAGAAGTACGGGGGGGAGGGAGAGTGACAAATAACCTTTCTGCTGCACTATAACATCGGCAGGGTTATATTGTGTGTGAATGTTGATTTGCAATGAGAGTTGGGGATAGTGATGCCCGTTGGTGAAAAAGTAGGTGCAGATGAGTGAACCCACAAGAATCTTGGTAACAGGAGTTCCTCATTCTGGGACATCGATCCTCAGAAAGCTCATAGGAAATCATCCTGATGTTTGGGATGTTTCAACCGAATGTATTTGCATTAGATCAAGACCAAAAGGATTCACAAACGAAAAGGCTTTCGTGTGCAAAGTGACAACTGTGTATAAAACATGGCCAGAGGGCTATTTGATTGTTGGTGTCTATCGAGACATTCATGACATTCTTCTGGGTATGGAAGAACGAGGGCTTGACACAACATATGAAGAGTTCAGAAGAGAGTACATCAAACAGAACACAAGATTGCTGGAACACGCTGCAACGAAAGACAATGTTATCGTTGTGCGATACGAGAGTTTGTTTGATTCTGAGCACACGGTCTTGAAAAGGGTTTTTGGTTTTTGTGGGTTGAGCTTTTTTCCAGAGATCGTAACTGAGAACCATCTGCGAAAGGCTTTGATTAACAGAGGAGAGATCCAAGACGAAGAACCACCAAGAACGAGTCATGAGGATTTCAGAACGTGGCAGATCAATAGCCCGTTCAAACAATGTGGTGGCAGGTGGAAGACAGAGATGAGTCAGGAATTGAAAGACAAGATCAGAGATGATAAAGAGATGCTGGACTTTCTAGCAAAATTAGGATATGAACAGGCCTAAATCCAAAGCTGGTGAAAAAATCCTGTAGAAAAATCTGAAATAACCTTGAGAATGACCTCAGATATTTCGATATACAGATAGAGACTCTACGATTCTAGGAGGACAAGATGCCAAACACCGAACGTCGGTTTGCCACAAGAAGCCAAGTCCAAGCCGCTATCGACCGCAACAAACCCTTCGGGGATATGGAGATCATCCTACTCACCAATCGCGTTTTCTTCCCTGCTCTCGTCCAAAAGCTGGGGAATGTGATCGTGTTGGAAGCCTCCACTGGAAAGCTTCTGTTTGCTGCTCCATGCAATTGGGTGGCGGCAGATGCCTTTGACAATGGATGGAAGTATGATGAGAAAGCAATCCACGGGGATAAAGGATTCGGACTCCTCCAGTCCACAGGAACGGACCTCCGAAGACTTGTCCGTGTTGGTGCCGAGAGCCACATCCTGGATGCCATCCAAACCCTTCAGCTGATGTACAAGGTTCCTCCACAAATTCAAGGCTGTGAAAGTAATACGTTCCGCGTTCATATTCCTGGGGAACTGCCTCTTAATACAGTCTGAGGAAAAAAGATGTACGCAGACGAACCCATACACAGGAGATAGAGCAATGAAGAAATTTATTCCGGCGGTTATTATGGGCACGATCACCATCACTTTGCTCTATGTGATTTTTTGGTTTCACCACGAGTTACTGTTCGTTGAGGGGCAAAGTTGGTGGGAAGTTCCAACGTGGTTTTTGCTAATTACTGGGATGCTCGTGTCTTGTGTTCTCACATATCTTACCATCCCGACCATGGAGATAGAGCAATGAATTGGACAGAAAAGAATGGATAGACGTTTGGTATGCATATTCCTGGGGAACTTCCCCTCAACCAGACATAAGGAGAAAAAGAATGAAAGTGAACAGAGAAGCACTGCTTGGTGTTCTTCAAAGAGCACAGCCTGGGTTGGACGCCAAGGAAAGCACAGAGCAGTCCAATGCCTTCATCTTCAAGGATGGAAAGGTCTACACCTTCAATGACGAGATTGCTGTTCAGATTCCGTTTGAGGTGGACTTCGAAGGGGCTGTCGTGGCTTCCCCTCTCATCCAACTGCTGTCCAAATTGGAGGATGAGGTGATCACAATCAAGCCCAAGGGAGGACAACTGCGAATCACAGGAGGTGAGCGAAGAGGAGCAGTAACCATGGAAGCCAAGATTGCACTCCCCATGGAGGACCTGGACTCAGCGGAAGAATGGGTAGACCTCCCGGAAGACTGGAAGAAGGCCTTGTCTATTGTTGTATCCAGTTGCAGCCGAGAGGACACCAAGTTCGAACTCAGTTGTGTCCACTGTGCCCCAGAACATGTGGAGGCCTGTGACAATTACCAACTCACACGATGGCCTATCAAATCTGGTGTGGACAGAAGCTTTCTTTTGCCAGCCTCTACAGTTCGTGTGCTGCTCAAGTATCCATTGGAAAAAATCAGCGTGACTGACAACTGGGCTCATTTCCAAGATGCGGATGGGGTCTCCTTCAGTTGTCGGGCTTTCTTCGAGACGTTCCCAGACATCACAACCCTACTGGAGGTGAGTGGAGAAGAGACAAAGCTCCCCTCTGGAATCAAAGAGGCGACGGAACGGGCGGAGATCTTTGCTTCTGACGCGGCTTCAAGTGGCGACATTCTAATCACTCTGGCGGAAGGAGAGATGACCCTCAAGGGTGAAGGGGATTGTGGATGGTATGAAGAGACCAAGCAGAGCAAGTACAAAGGGGACACTCTTCGATTCCGTATCCAGCCTTCTTTGTTAAAGGACCTCGCCAGTCGTACTCGAATGTGTACCATTGGGGATGGCCGGATGAAGATCGAAACAGACGATTACTCCCATGTGATTTGCCTTCTGGCGGACGAGGAGTGAAAACGGGAATCATAGGAGAGGCTATGGGCAACAAAATCGAAGAGATTGTTTATGAAGCCCTAAAGAAGGAAACCACTGATGAGATATTGGCTGCTCTTCCTTCTATTGAAGACTGTCACATCCACATAGCAAGAGAGGAAGAAATACTAGCAGCACAACAGAAGGTTATGAGAAAAAGGCTGAACGTCCTCAAAGTTCTCACAACTTTACAAAGAATGCGAATTGGTCTTAGGGGGAAGTCATGATCAAAGAAGAACGAAAATGGGAGATATGCCCCACCTGTGATAACAGAAAATGTGTGGGGGACCTAATTGTCGTTTGCGATGAGTGTGGAGCAGATGATTTACAAGGAGATCGTTATCTGTCCTACAGAATGCTACAGAAGGACACCCATCCTGAATACAATGAAGATGCAATATCTCACTGTAAGGAGCATCATTTCTGTTCTTGGAAGTGTTTGTTCGCATACATCTCATTACAGGATCGAGAACACGTTGTTTTTGCAGCCTGGCCCGCCCTTCACTTTGACCTCAATATCAAAACAGGAGCTGAAGCGTTCTTCAAGGAACTGAGGAGACAACGGGACGATGGCTAAAGGATTCTTCAAAGAGAGCATAATCACATCCAAACGAGAGCCTTCCAACATACCGAAGTGTGGGGCTTGTGGACTTCATAAGGGATGCCTCTCCCCTAAGATGGGACCAACAGGGGAAGGGAAGAAGAAGATCCTGATTATTGCCGAAGCTCCTGGTGAAGAAGAGGACCGACAAGGCACTCAACTAATCGGGAAATGTGGGGAGCTTCTTCGAGAACATCTCAGATCCCTGAAGATCAATCTGGACAAGGACTGTCGAAAGACCAATGCAATCATCTGTCACCCACCGAAGAACGAAACACCAAGCCCAGAAAAGATTGAGGCTTGCAGACCCAACATCCTGAAGGAGATCAAAAGCTTTCAGCCTGATATCATTCTGCTGCTCGGAGCCTGTGCTGTCTCCAGCGTAATCGGTTGTGAATGGACAGATGACATCAAGCCTCTCAACAAATGGGTGGGATGGCACATCCCAAGCCGTAAGTTCAATGCGTGGCTGTGTCCCACCTATCATCCTGCCTACCTGGACCGTGAAGAAGACCCCATCCTGGAGAAGATATTCCACGCCCATCTGGAAGCAGCTTTGCAACTCAAGGGCAAGCCTTACGAAGAAATCCCAGATGAGGAAAAGGAAATCGAAATCCTGTCTGAGGAGGATGCTGTCAGCCGGATGGAAGGCTACAAAAAAGCTGGAGGCACGATAGCCTTCGACTATGAAACCACTGGACTGAAGCCTGATTCAGACAAGCAGGAAATCGTGAGCTGTTCCATCTGTCACAATGGCAAAGAGACCATAGCCTTTCTGATGACGGACGCTACTACAGAAGCCCTGATTCCGATTCTCAAGACAGGAAGGATCAAGAAGATTGCAAGCAACATGAAGTTTGAAGAACGCTGGACAATGGCTAAGATGGGGATGAAGGTCAAGGGGTGGTGGTGGGACACAATGTTGTCTGCTCACATCTTGGACAATCGGAAGCGAATCACGTCGATCAAATTCCAAAGCTACATTCGATTCGGGGTGGTGGACTATAATCAACATGTCAAGTCATATTTCGAGGCTCCATCGGCAAACGAACTCAACCGAATTCGAGAGCTGGACGAAGACGATCTGCTGCTCTACAACGGGCTCGATAGCTTGTTGGAATACCGTGTGGCTGTGCAGCAGATGAGAGAAATGGGTTATCCATTCAAAGGGGAATAGTGTCTTGCGTTTTTGATGACGCTCAGAAAGCGGGGGACAAGATATAGTTTTTTCACTTTTGAAAAGAATAGGAATAAAATGGATGACAAACAAAGAATAAAAGAACTGGAACAATCAAACTCAGAACTTAGTGGTAGACTTTCCAAAATCGAGAAGGAGCAGGCACAGATAAATCGGAGGGCTAAAGCAGCCAGTTGGGATGCCTATGTTGCTAAAAGTGATGCAGAACGCGCGGCAAGAATGAGTCGTGATACCTCATTATTTATTCCAGGGATATTCTGAGTAGGGGACACGTTATGATTCAATGCAAAATATGCGGCGGCACTCCAGAGAAGACAATCCAACACCCAGATGGAAGCGGGGCTGGTGCATTTGTATCAATCAAATGCGCTTGTGAAAATCGAGTCACGATGAGGCCGCAAGATGCAAAGCTGACCGGGACCGTTGGTGAAAGTGGGTGGGATTATGACAAGCGTTGTCTTAATTCTGTAGAGAAAGAAACTGAACGAAGATGGGAGTTACTAAATTCGTAAGATGAGGGAAATGGGATACCCATTGGGGGGAGAATGATGCTTAAAGAGTATTTGATGGCTTATACAGATACTGACATTTTTGCTATCTACCGCCTTTCGGGGGTGCGTTGGGAGCAACGATTCTTGTCTGGTATCGAATCGAAGGCGGGGTGGGTAGAAATTAAGACACTAGCCGGTGCAAGACATCTGGACGAGTGTTTGAAACACAAATTCACCCGAGACTCTTCAGGCCTACTCATATTCAATATCAATACGGTAATTGCCGAAGCCGAAGGAACAGTACAAGGAGGAAAATAATGGGCATTGAATGGTACGCTGTTGACCTCAAAAACAAAGTATGTTTTCAGCTAGGCAAAGGGAATTGGTCAAAGATGAGGAACATCAGGAGTGGCTGTGCAGCAGATGAGGGAACTTGGATATCCATTTGGAGAAAAATGATGGGTATGGTGTAGATATGACGGATGAGGAAGAAGAGAACCCGCCCACATCTCTAGTGTGGGAGACCGACGAAGATTGGTTCGTCATGGAGGACAGGGACTTGGCTGAGCATTGGTGTTGGTGGGAGATTGTGGAATGAGAGCACGTTTGCTGATAATGATTTTGGTGTGCCTTGTTGCGTTGTCCTCCAGCGGGTGTCTGCTGGGACTGGCTGCGGCGATTCGATGGGATCAAAGGCGAGCAGCACGGATGGAAAAGGAGAAAGAGCAGGAGGACGAGAAATGCTTAAAGTAAAAGACACCTTGAATATAGAGGGTCTTCCCACCTCTCTGAAACAGCAACTCGAAAAGTTAGATCCTGAATGGATTGTGCTGTCTATATTAGGGGACCCGAAATACGCTGGACCAAACAACAAACATTGTCAATCTCTGTCCATATTGGTTGACGCTGTTCATCATGGAGCTGATTCTGTTGACCAGACGAAGTTGAAGCAGGCATCTGATTACCTACTGGCAAAAATAACAGAACCTTGGTATGCTCCACTCTATTTTTGTTTACTCGTAACAGCCCTAGAAGATATGAAAGACTATGTGCTTAAATTGGAACGACTCAACCAAGAACTTGTTGATGCAAACCAACTGAAGGAAAAGGAAAAAGCAGAAAATGACCAATCTAAAAAGTAAGTTCCAAATACGCACAAATGGCATTAGGTGGGAAGTAAAATGGAAAAGAACATGGAAAGGGCCTGGCAAACCATTTGAATACTGGGAATTGATAGCTGTGTGTGAGTCAGAAGAAGAAGCCAAAGAGAAACTCAAAAAAGTACTAGACACCGAAGCAAAACGATACGATTGGAAGACCATTGACTTGACTGACTTTGAAAAGGCAGGAAAGGAAAAAAATGCCGATAGTCTTGACACAAACAGAGAAGCAATCAAACTTCGACAAAAAGAAGCTGAAGAGCAGTCCGAATAGACAAGACGCCTATCAGCTACTCCACGACGGCAGTCTGGCCTTAGCTCAGGTTGAAGCCAACGGCATGAAGATCGACATGGAATACGTCGCCAAAACTATGCGAAAGACCAAGAAGAAGATCAACTACCTCAAAGAAGAGATCGAACAAACCAAAGAAGTGAGGGAGTGGAAAGCGAAGTACCGCAAGAAGTTCAACCTGACTTCCACAAAACAGTTGGCAGATATGCTGTTCAATGAGTGGGGATTCACCCCTGAGATCTTCACAGGCAAGGGGGACCCCGCCACGAGTGTAGAAGCCCTGGAAATTTTGGACATCCCGTTTGTGCAGCAATACTTCCCTATCAAGAGGCTCATCAAAGCTCGGAGCACCTACCTCAGAAATCTGGTGGTGGAAGAGGTCAACGGATTCATCCACCCCTTCTTCAACCTTCACTTGGTAATTTCCTTCCGCAGTAGTTCCAGCAGTCCCAACTTCCAGAATATTCCTGTCAGAGAACCAACAATCAAGAAGCTCATTCGGAGAGCCTTCATTCCGAGGAAAGGACAACAGTTGGTGGAGATTGATTTTTCTGGCATCGAAGTTTCAGTAGCTTGCTGTTTCCATAAAGACCCAAACATGCTTTCATACATCAAAGACAAAACCAAAGACATGCACCGTGACATGGCTATGCAATGCTACAAACTCCCAATTGAAGAAGTAACCCGAGACATTCGCTACTGTGGGAAAAACAAGTTCGTCTTTCCTCAGTTCTATGGTGACTACTATCTGACATGTGCCAAGAACCTCTGGTCATCCATAGACGGGATGAATCTGAAAACAGTCTCAGGCATTCCTCTGAAAGAACATCTGGAGAGTGTTGGGATCAGTCTTTTGGGTGCTTGCAATCCCAAGGAGGAGACAATCCCAGGGACTTTTGAACACCACATCAAGAATGTGGAAAAGGACTTCTGGGAAAACCGCTTCCCCGTTTATACAGCTTGGAAGAAGAAATGGTATGCAAAGTATCAGGCAAACGGTTCCTTCGATTCTCTGACAGGCTTCCGTTATTCTGGATACATGAAACGGAACGAGGTCATCAACTATGCTGTCCAGGGTTCAGCTTTCCACTGTCTGCTTTGGTGCCTCATCAGACTGAATGCATGGCTGGCAGACAAGAAGTCCTGCATCGTCGGGCAGATTCATGACTCTGTTGTCGCCGATGTTCACCCGGATGAATTGGAGGATTACATTGCGATGGCTCGGAAGATCATGACCGAAGAGATCCTGGAACATTGGAGATGGATCATTGTCCCCTTCGAGGTAGAGGTGGAAGTGGCTCCTATTGATGGGTCCTGGTATGAAAAGGAGGAAATTTGATGGGTAAATTCGACGACATCAAATATCTGAGTAGCGGGGTTTTGGCATACCTACTAAATGCCGAGCGAAATGAAAAAGAATGGAATAGGGGCACATGTACTGACTGTCATGCACTTACTAAAGCTAAAAAGTTATGGTGTTTGGAATGTTTGGAAGAAGAACAAGAGAGAAGAATAAGAGAAAAGGATAAACCAGAAGAACGAAGAAGAAGGGATCTACAAGCATAAGCTTTGTTGCTGGGGTAATCTATGGAAAAATCAAGAAGGAGAAAAAGGAAATCGAATGAGTGAGGGAAATCGAAAGAGTGCGGGAAGACAAATACACGTAAAAAGCAAAGCGTGGGGCACTCCACAGAAGTATGTAAAACTCGTCCGTCTTTTTTTCGATGGTTTGATTACATTGGATCCTTGTTCAAATAAGTATTCCATTGTAAGTGCCGAAACAGAATTTATGCTCCCCAAAGAGGATGGACTTAAAAAAGAATGGGACTACCCCACTATTTTTGTAAATCCTCCGTATGGAGCTGACAGAGAAAGAGGAACAACGATCAAAGACTGGTTACACAAATGTGTTGAGTCTTCTAAGAGGTTTGATTCCGAAATACTGGCTTTGATTCCAGTAGCAACTAATACGACCCACTGGAAACAATACGTATTTGGGCAAGCAGCAACTCTTTGCTTTTTGTATGACACAAGGCTGAAATTTCTTGAAAACGGGGCAAGTACAGGAAAAGGGGCTCCTATGGCCTGTGCAATGGTTCACTGGGGGAAAAACAGAACCAAATTCTACAATATATTCAATGAGTATGGTGCTGTTGTTGATATCAACTCATTAAAAAAGGAGATAGAATGAGTCAATGTAAATATAAAAACTATGCAGAACTGTTTGCTGCTTTTGAATCTGGTGAACTAGACAAAAGCAAATTCGTATTTATGATTGATAACGATCACATCTGTTTGAACTACATCGGTGATGACATAGATGAAGATGATGCTTCTGATTATGCAGAAGGTTTGTTTTGTGGTAACGGATACGGAGACATTGAAGACATTCTAAAAGCAGCAGGGTACCAAGCAGAAGGAGTATAGAATGACTGAAGAACTCTATAAGAAACACCGACCAGCAACATTCAGTAAACTCATCGGTCAGGAGGACACCGTAGCAGCGTTTGAGAATCTCCTAGAGAACAACCGGCTCCCCCATGCTCTACTGATTACGGGGCCGTCAGGATGTGGCAAGACCACAGCCGGAAGGATTCTTAAAGAAAGGCTGGGGTGTTCAGACAACGATTTTAATGAGATCAACTGTGCTGACTTCCGGGGGATTGATACCATTCGGGACATAGCTAGGAAAATCGGCTACGCCCCCATCGGAGGGAAATGCCGCATCTGGTTGATCGATGAAAGCCATAAATTATCGAAGGACGCAATGAGTGCCTTCCTGAAGATCTTGGAGGACACGCCCTCACACGTATACTTTTTTCTCTGTACAACGGACCCACAAAAGCTCCTGAAGACGATCAAAACCAGATGTACAGAAATGCCCATGAAGGCCCTTTCGGAAGATGACCTCACCAAACTCCTAGAAAAGGTGGCGAGGAAGGAGAAGAAAACCATCCCCGAAGAGGTCCTGGAACAGATCGTGAGAGACTCCGCAGGGAGTGCCAGGATGGCTCTGGTGATCCTGGACAAGATCATCAACATGGAACAGGACAAGATGCTGGAGGCCGCTCAGAGCAAAGCAACCGAAGAGAACGAGGCTATCGAGTTGTGTCGGGCCTTGATGAAGAAAGCCCCTTGGACAGAAGTCGCCCCTATTCTGAAGAACATCAAAGGAGAGCCTGAATCCATCAGGTACATAGTCTTGGGCTACTGCAAGAGTGTCATGCTGAAAGGAGGAAAACAGGTGTCATCAGCCTATTTGGTGGCTGATGCCTTCCGAGACAATTTCTTCGACTCCAAAATGCCAGGTTTGGTACTGGCTTGTTATGAGGCAGCAACGCGAGAAAGTTGAGTTTTTTCAAGAAAAAGACGATTTGCCTTGAGAATGACTTCAGATATTTCGATATACTTATGGAGGATTTTGCCATGGGAAGCTTTCAAGAAGACTGTACCATCGACCCGAATGCCTTGGATGTTGAGTGGCTGAAACAGGCAGAGTTGGTTGTGGGCATAGCAAAGGAAGCGGCTGACGCCAAGAGAAAAGTTGAGAAGTGCAAACTAGCTCTGGACGTTCTTGAGGCCGAACTTTACAAAGCCATCAAAAACGATCCGAAGTCCTTTGGTTTGGAGAAGGTGACCGAAGCGGCTGTTACAGCAGAAGTGAAGCTTCAGAAAAAGTATCAGGAGGCAAGAGAGGCACACATTGAAGCCAGGCACGAATCGGCTGTTCTGGACGCGGGGGTGTCGGCACTGAGTGACCAGAAGAAAAAGGCACTGGAGAATCTGGTCTACCTACATGGACAGTCTTACTTCGCTGGTCCGAAGGTGCCAAGAGATATCGGTGCCGAGTTCATCTCAGACTCTGAAAAAAGAGAAGCCAGAGGACGTGTGAGCAAGCGATTGAATGATGGGAGGGGAGGGAAAGAATGAGCAATGACCTGATCATTCTCATTGTCTTCACCTTCCTGGTGAGTCCATTTGCTGTATTTTTGTTTGTCAAGTTGGCAACGTATGCCTATTTTAAAACCAAGTCTCAGTTTGAAAAGGAGAAGAACCATGGCGAAAAAGAAGGAACGTAGGACAGCGCGGGAAAATGCACGTCGTCGTGCAGAGAAGCGGCAGAAGGAGAGTGAGTTTGGGTATCTGGCTCTCCCCGAGGGCATGAGTATGCTCAAGGTCAAGAAGGAAGGGGTCAAGCGTCTTGACTTCCTCCCGTATATGGTCACTGTGGACCACAACCCTTACGCGGACAAGGACACTCTTCACTACGAACGCACATTCTACACGCATCGTTCAATCGGAACGGAGCCCAACACCTATATCTGTCCGCAAAAAACAATTGGGAAGAAGTGTCCCATCTGCGAGGCCAAAGCGAAACTGTCTGCTGCTGGCTTTGATGATTGTGATACAGAGAAAGAGGTCGAGGTCAGAAAGAAGCAGATCAGTGACTTGAGGCCCAAGGAGCGGCAGATCTTCAACGTCATCGACATGACGGACCCAGATAAGGGTATCCAAATTTGGGACGTGAGCTTCTATCTCTTCGGAAAGAAGCTGGACGCTCAGGTGCGGAACATCGATGAGGATGAAGACTACGATGGGTTCATGGAACTGAAGGGTGGCTCCACTCTCAAGATTGGCTTTGAGGAAAAGAGCTTTGACAAAAACAAGTTCTATGATGTCGAGAGCATCCACTTCAAGCCCCGCAAGAAGGACTATGGTGAGGATATCTTGGAAGAGGTCGCCCACCTGGACGAAATCCTTCGAATCCTTCCGTATAACGAACTGAGGAAGATATTCCTTCAGCTCGAAGATGACGATGATGATGAGGACGGCAAGAAGGGGACCAAGGAAAGAAAAAAGGATGCTAAGAAGGTTGAGAAGGACGACAAAGAAGACGAGTTCGTCTATTCTAGTGGATACGATGATGAGTCCTCTGATGACAAGACAGGCGACGATGATGAGGACAAAACAGACGACGAGGATAAGGATGACAAGAAGGGGGATGATGATGGTGACAACAAATGCCCCTTTGATCACACCTTTGGCAAGGACAACGACAAGACAGATGATTGCAAAACCTGTGAGAAGAAGCACTTTGATATATGGGACGCTTGTGATGACGCAAGCGGGTAACTGATTGTATTCACTGGGAGCGGCGGCGGTAGGAGGTCAGACGCAAGGTGAGGTTCTAAGTAGCGACGAGCGAAAAAGGAACCAATAGACCGGAAGGGCATAGGCCACTCAGAGACAACCTATGCTGACAATAGGAACCGTTCTGAATACCGTTGTGCTGGAATGCTGAAGCCAAAAAGGTAGAGCGAGCCTCCAATTAAATGTTCCTGTGTGGAATGTGGAGGATGTAGGCAAGATGGCCCGTCGCTTCTGGTGGTAGTTTTGAAGGAGACCCAAATGTCCAAGAAAACGGATGAGATCAAAGAGGCAGCGGAAGAGAAGACACCCGAAGCCAAAGAAATTGACCCCAACGAACTCCTCAGCACGGGGTCCACTCTGCTCAACCTGGCATGTAGTCAGAACCCCGCTGGAGGATTCCTGAAAGGTCACTACTACATTCTGATCGGTGACAGCAAGAGTGGCAAGACTTTCTTGTCAATCACCTGCTTTGCCGAGGCGGCACGAAATCCCAACTTCAAAGACCACCGGCTCATCTACGATAATTCGGAGAAGGGATGCTTGATAGACATCGAGAAGCTGTTCGGAAAAAAGACAGTGGACAAGATCGAACCTCCCTCCGTAAACAAAGACTCTGGAGATCCGGTCTTCAGTGAGCAAATTGAGGACTTCTACTACCATGTGGATGACGCAATTCAAGACGGCAGACCCTTCATCTATGTCCTGGATTCTATGGACGCCTTGACCTCAGAGGAAGAGATCGACAAGTTTGACGAACACAAGAAAGCTTCCAGAGCTGGGAAAGACGCTTCTGGGAGCTTCACCGATGGCAAAGCCAAGAAGAACTCCTCGGGCATCCGGAAGCTTCTCGGTCCTCTGTCCAGGTCGGGATCCATTCTGATCATCATCAATCAGACGCGGGACAACATTGGATTCGGATTCGAGAAGAAGACCCGCAGTGGTGGTCATGCTCTCCGATTCTACTGCACTGTGGAAATGTGGAGCTCTGTAGAAGGAGCTATCAAGAAAACAGTAAAAGGGAAGCCCCGCAAGATCGGTACGGAGATCAAGGTCAAAATAAAGAAGAACCGTATCACGGGAAAAGAACCCGAAGTCCTGATGCCAATCTATCCTTCCTACGGGATTGATGACATTGAGAGCTGCATCAATTATCTGATCTCAGAGGGGATATTGGTCAAGAATGGGAACAAAATCGACGCACCTGAATTCAAATTCAAAGGAACAATCAAGAAGCTGGTGGATGAGATTGAAGAGAAGGGGCTGGAAAAACAACTTCAGAAGTTGGTTGGCAGGACTTGGAACGATATCGAAGAAGCCTGTGCTCTGAAACGAAAGAAGAGGTACGAGTAATGGGTAAAAGGATACGAATCTTTCTTAAAGCAGAAGAACGGGAAACAGGTGACGATGCTTTAGGCTCTTGGAGACATATTGAATCTGTACTCATCCATATCAAAGAAGATGAATTAGCAGAGGAAGCTATACTTCGAGCAGTGAGGGAATTCAAACAGAGGCTCGAAGAACATATGAAGTAGTATCAAAGAAGACAAAGGAGCCACAGAGGAGATACGAATGACCACATACTTGAATGACCCTCATCCAAAGAACCCTCCCAGAGAACTCGTTAAGGGGTTTCTCTTTCGTCCTGAGTGCTGTCCCAATCATGTATTCTTCACAGAACTCCACCCCGAGCGAATCATGTACAATCATGTCCAGAGCCATCCGGGTGACATGTATTTTGGTTTTGGTGACAGCAAGGATGTAGAAACGTGGGCTCCTACAGAGGGGGGATTCTGTACTTGGCTTAAAGGGATCCCTTCCAAAGTGGTATCTAGTCTTTCCATTGATGAATTCCATAAGAAATTCCCGTCGATTGTCCTCTCTGAAATTGGGAAGATCATACCCGCAGTAATCAGGACGGACAAAGTGAAAAGAGGTATCCAAACCAGCTTGCCTAGATGGGAGTCTGGTGGGTATCTTCGGAACATCGGCGAAAATCACAAGAGCGACATAATCGATACCGAACAGAAAGACAAAGAATGAAACAGCTAAAAGGAACCCTCGAAATAGAGGGAACTTTCAAAGAAGGTGTGCGAATAGCATTCTACATCGACGGTCCCGAGAGGTGTCTTGGCCTTGCCCTGTCTTTGGAGGAAGACGAAGTCAAGAGGCTCATAAAGAAAAACTGCATCTTGGGAATGGATACAAGAGCATTCGTGGCATTCATAGAGGTAAATAGTATGCTGCTGGATGAATACAAACCAACTACCAGAGCGGAAAAGACACGGAAGAAAGAGAGGCTCACAGATGACAAAGAGTCAAAAGGGTTCTTGTTTTGAGCGGGAGTTCTGCCGAATCCTCTCACTTTGGTGGACGGAAGACCAGTCTTCAGATGTGTTCTGGCGTACATCTGGAAGTGGAGCACGAGCGAAGACCAGATCAAAGAAGGGACTGAGTACCTTCGGTCAGTACGGGGATGTCCAGGCAACCGACCCTATTGGTCAGCCGCTGATAGACAATGTTACCATCGAACTCAAACGTGGGTACAGTGCCCACACAGCCTACAACACTCTTGACAAACTATCTGGAGCAGCGGAGCAAGAATGGGAGAAATGGTTAGGACAAGCCAAGCAGGACTCCGACAATGCTGGAACCCCTTGGTATTGGCTTGTGACAAAGAGGGACAGGCGACAAGCAATTATCTTCATTCCTCTTCACCTCTTCTCCAGCCTGGATTACTATTTCAATCTCAAAACCACGGTGGAGGTATTGTTTTCATTGAAGCTGAACAAGTCTCCTGAAATTGTGCAAGCCATGAGACTGGATGAGTTTCTTGGTATCATCAGTCCAAATTACTTCACCGAAAAAGGATGGGAGATCCAAAATGGATAAAATTGAAAAGCTGACACAAAAACAACGCGATGCGATGACTGGCTACAGAGATAAATGGATGGCGATAGGATTATCTACTGATCCAACAGACAGAAAGACCGCTGAAGCCGGTCTTGCGGAAGCCTATCGTATTGCCAATCTAAAAGCACCTCGGGTCGTCTGGTGTGGATCTCCGCTGTCCTCTAGCCTTACAAAGTCAGTGGTGCTCAACTGTAATTCCGTGAGGATTTCCGTGGGGGATTCCGTGAGAGATTCCGTGGGGGATTCTGTGTGGGCTTCCGTGGGGGATTCCGTGAGAGATTCCGTGGGGGATTCTGTGTGGGCTTCCGTGTGGGATTCTGTGAGAGATTCCGTGTGGGCTTCCGTGTTACATTCTGTGAGAGATCCCGTGGGGGATTTCGTGGAAGATTCCGTGTGGACTTCTGTATGGGCTTCCGTGGGGGGTCCCGTGAGAGATTCCGTGGAAGATTCCGTGAGAGATTCCGTGTGGAATTCTGTAAGGGATTCCGTGGGGGGTCCCGTGAGAGATTCCGTGGAAGATTCCGTGAGGGCTTCCGTGTGGAATTCTGTGAGGGCTTCTGTGGAAGATTCCGTGTGGGATTCCGTGAGGGATTCCGTGAGAGATTCCGTGAGGGATTACGGTTATGGACAACATGATGCCTCATGGTTGGGTTTCTATGCCTACTTCAATAAGGAACTGCAACTGAAATCCCAAACGAAAAACCTAGCCGGTTTGTGGATGATTGCAAACTCAGCAG